ATTGGGTGTTATTGACTGATGTTGACTGTTATGAAAGTGCAGGGATGTATCACTTCTTAAGATTTGAAAAAGAACTTGATCAAAATATGTATTATGTACCAAAGGCTGATATGGAAGCTCCAGAAAATATGTCATCATATGAGCTACTATGTAGAAAAGGTATTATTAAATACATCACTCATCCTAATATATGGATTATGACTAGAGAAGCATTTTGGTCTACAGGCGGTTATGATTTAGAGTTTCAGGGTGTAAGACATGGTGATGCTGAAATATATCTAGGTATAGGACGTCCTGGTTACAAAGATTGGGACTATGAGCTGTTGTCTGATAATGATAAACATCGTATAATAGTAAAAACACCAAAGAGGGATCCTTTCTATATTAGACAGGAAAAAGAAAAACAGTCTAAAGCAGCAGACCTTATTAACTGGGTTAGATTGAGAAACAAGAATCCGTATAAAAAATACAGAAAGAAATTATACAACTTTCCATACCAGTTACTATAATATGACAAAACAAGTAGAATTAAAGGTAGTAAGCTCATCAGAGTTTGCTAAGATGATCAACGAGACTGTTGCTGATAGCAATGGGCAGATTAACCATCTTGAAGCGGTTCAAGAATTCTTAGATCAGAATGAAGAGATTGAGCCTGAGACAATTGCATCACTTATACAGAGAAACCAAAAATTAAAAGCAATCCTGTATCAAAATGCAGAAAAGTTTAACCTAGTAGAAAAGAAAAGTAGATTGCCAATTGATGAGGGGTAGAATAGCTACTGTGGAACCATATGATGCATATGTAAAGTACTTAGCACTGAAGTCTCATTTCAGTCAAAAGAACTATGACTACATCAAGTACAATGGTAAAGTTAAGGCTTGGAGAGCTACCTTTGAGACTAGGAAAGACAAATACTTTTTCTACAAGCTAAGCAAGATGAAAGATCCAGTAGAGTTTCTTATTGCTAACTTTATAGACAATGATGATTTTTACGTAGGTCAGATCAGAGATGATAAAGCTAACGATGTGTATATGGAATTCAAAAGGAGACAACAAGCTCTATCATATACATTCAAAAGCGATCTAAGTAAAATGAAAGAGGACTTTAATGACAATATTATAGTACCTCAAAATGAACACCCCTATCTGTTAAGGCTGTACATGCGAAAAGATATTTGCATTGAAACGTTGACTTTAATTAATAGATGTGTTAAAATATTCAACTATTGGGATAAGGAAATGGAAGGCGACGTTATGTGGCCTAACATTAAAATGAAAGCTGAAAAGTTCTCACCCTTTCTCAATGTTGACATAAATAAGTATAGAGAGATTATTCTTTCTAACTTTAATAAAACGTAATATAACGACATACAACGCGATATACCGCATACAGGAGAAATAATATGTCTGATTCATTTCAAGCGCTTAAGCGCAATCGTACCGAGGGCTTTGACAAGCTAACTCAATCATTAAACAAACTCAACCAGAAGTCTAGCGGACCTGGACCTGATGATCGTTTCTGGAAACCAGAAGTCGACAAAGCAGGAAACGGATATGCTGTGATTAGGTTCCTACCAGAACCAGAAGGTGAGGATGTTCCATTCGTAAGAATTTGGGATCATGGATTCCAAGGACCAGGCGGATGGTTTATTGAAAACTCATTGACTACACTAGGTCAAAAAGATCCAGTATCTGAATACAACTCAATGTTGTGGAACTCAGGTATTGAATCTAACAAAGGAAAAGCTAGAAAGCAGAAAAGACGTCTATCGTTTATTTCTAACATCTATGTTGTTAAGGATCCATCTAACCCAGACAATGAAGGAAAAGTATTCCTTTACAAGTATGGTAAGAAAATCTTTGATAAACTAAATGAAGCTATGAATCCTCAATTTGAAGATGAGAAACCAGTTAACCCATTTGACTTATGGGAAGGTGCTGACTTTAAATTGAAAATCAGAAACGTCGAAGGCTATAGAAACTACGACAAGTCTGAGTTGGATATTCCTGCACCATTGTTTGATGAAGATCAAGAACTTGAAAATGCATGGAAATCAGAATACAAACTAGCAGAGTTTGTTGATCCTTCTAACTTTAAAACTTATGAAGAATTACAAACTAAACTGAATAGAGTATTAGGTTTAGATGGAGCTGCTCCAAACACAACAGCTGAAAGCAACTTCAATGCTGAACCACCAGCAGAAATTCCATCAGCACCCGCTGCTGCTCAACCAGAGCTAGCATCTACTGATGATGAGTCTTTGGATTTCTTTAAGAAATTAGCTGAAGACTAATTAGTTAGGTTTTAAGGTCTTTCCCCTAAATGAAAGGCCTCTACCTAGGTAGAATCACTCCACCCCTTCCAGCCAAGCTATTACTAACCTTACCATAATAAATGTTTTGTTCATTTGATGATGATCTACTATTATCTATAGCAGAAGAATTGCCTCCAATATTAAAATTGCCACCATTTGAAGTTCCATCACGAGCATCATTAGTTGCATCTGTCATTGAATTGATTTGACCAGAAGTATCAGAAGAGCTATCTTGCATAGATGCATCACCACCTACTTCTTCGCCTCCTTCTAAAATGGAGTCTACTTCTCTTCTTAGAGATGGGCTAATCCTAACCTTCTTACCATCTTCAGTGATCATTTTATAACCACCTCTAAATGTCTCACCAGTTACAACTGCCTTCTTGCCCTGTAATTCTTTCTTAGCAAAGTCTTCAGGCAACTTAACTGCCATTACTTCACCACCAGCTTCTTCTTGAGATGCTATTTCTTGCTTGTATTTGCTTATCTCACTATCAGCTTTATTAGCACCCATATCAACATCTAATGTTTGTTGATCATCACCTTCTACTTTTGGCTCCGGAGCTAGACCGGCAAATGGATAAAATCCATCAAACTTAATTTTCTTTCCTACAATCGGAATGGTAAATTCAAAAGGAGGGATACCGATTCCAGCAAGACCGCCTAGGAACCAATTTTTAATATTTGTTAATGCATTACCAATAGCATCTATTACATCACCAACAGCAAAGTCAAAGCTATCAAGTTTTGCCTTAAAATTCTCAAAGCCGAGCATTCCAGCTATCCAACCAATAAGATCTTTTATTAAATTTGCAGGTGCTGATATCAAGAAATCAAACATGCCTTCAAATGCTCCACGGAACGCACCAATGATACCGCCCTCTTTAAACCCTTCTAAGAATCCTTTGAAGGCCTCGAACGCAGTCAAAAGAGCTACTACGATAAGTCCAATAGGATTAAGAACTGCCATTACTCTACCAGCTACACCCAATATAGGAGTCATAAATTTAAAAATGTTTAGGAATATACGCCCAAGTGGTCGGAAGAAGTTTCTCATTCTCTTAAAGAAGTCTTGAAGTTTTTCAAAACCTTTAGCAATTAGACCGTTCTTATTAGCTCCTGATGGTATCAACTTCTTAAAGAAATTGCCTAACATTTTAAACGGTTTATTAAATACAAACTTAAGTGCTTTGAACCATACAGCAAAGAAAGAACCTATAATACCAATATAGGTACCTATTACAGCAGCAAGCATTGCACTTATTCCTGACTTGCTATCCTTGTCTTTAACAGCATCTTCATCACCTTCCTTACCTTTACCCTTCATCAAAGGACCGCCTAATAAGTCTTGGGGTGGAACTAAAATATCTTCTTTTCTTTCTTTTGCTTCATCTGCTAGGACTTTAACAGCTTCTGCAGTTTTCTTTGTATTTGATCTTATATCTTTTAGCGCTATTAAATTTTGATCCGGACCATCGTTCTCTTGCTTTTCACCATCAGCATCTGATGTTTGTGCTGCACCATCAACTCTCTCAGCTTCAATATTTGCCAACTCGTCTACTAACAATTCAGCTGCAGCATGTAAGTCATCTAAAACCACACTTTGCTTTTCAGTGTGGGTTCTTATTGCTGATAGATGAGCCGTACTTGTTTCTGATTTAAAAAGAAGTCTATTCAAGACACCCTTCATGTCTGATAACTCAGTTTGTAAAAGTTCAGTAGATTCGATGTTAGCAGGTAATGCCATTACTTTTTACCCATTGCCTGAGCGCCAAAGAATGCTGCAACAATACCGGCTACAGCTACAAAGTATGTTGGAGCCATACTTCCAAGAGTTTTCTGTGCTTCGTCTAATCCAACTAAAGAAGCAACTACTACAGCAAAAGGATACAATAACAATCCACCTAGGGCAAACCATGTCATGTTTCTTTGAGCATCACGCATTGCATCTGCATCCTCAAGCTCCTTACGCTTGAATTCTAAATACATCTGCTCTTCTTCTTTGGATACCTTACCATCGCCGTTTGTATCAGCTGGATGATGTCCGCTAGCCTTAATTTCTTCCTCGCCCATCTTATCTCCTGTTTAGCTTCTGCTGTTGCGCTTCATGCCTTTCTTTTTCTTTCTGCAGCCATTCTTGCAACATAGAAACGTATATGTCTCTTTCGTATGGAATTAGATTTTCTAATTCTGTTATACTATATTTATGATGCTGAACCAATGCAAAGACTGTGGAATAGTAATTTGCAAGCGTATTATGGCTCAGCAACATTAAAAAAAATCAGCTAATCCGTTGAGTTCAATGGTTCTATCGTTATCATTCTTGTTCTTATACTTCAATGTATAAGTTAACTTAGGCAACGTGTTAAAGAACTCTTGTAGTTTTTCAAATCTTTTTACATCCAATCCTTTGAAAAATTCCAGTGCCTCTTTATTAGTAAAGTCATCATAAACTTCTTTATCATCATATACCTTAACTAGACAGCCTGCAACCAACTTAAAGATATCTTCAGTACTTGGTTCATTGCTATCTAATCCCAAACCTATCTTAGTCATCATGCCTAATGTAGGATCTTTTAAAACAACTGTATACTTATCATCAAGTACAACTTCGTTATTATGATCTGGATCTAGCGTAGGTGCTAACTCGTCTAAGTTAATGTTAAATTTATAAATTTCTTGGTCTTCTGTATCTCTATACTGAAGATTTACAATATTCTGTACAGATTTAGATCTAAGTTGAATAAACAACATCTCTATATCTGTTGATGTCAGTTCTGCTACATTCAATTCTTCAGGTTCAATGATTACATTACTAAGAACCTGCTTCATAGCATTAAGCTGTGCTTTCACATCAGCCTCTTTTCCTATTAGTAATAACTTTTCTTCTTTAACAAGAAAAGGTCTAAATGTTATATCAAGTTTTGATATTGGTAACGTATACTCATACGTCGGTTGATCAATTTTCGGTAAAGCCATTATATTTCTCCATTATTTAATTAAGTCTTGCCACCCAGTGCCCCAAAAAACCCTTGTGCATTGCTTATTATATTTATAGCGTCTCCTACATTATTAGGAGTCTTCATTGATGATACTAGAGAGGTACCAGCAGTACCTAATCTAATTAATTTTTCAAACCCACCCAATGCTCTGTCTGAAGCTGGGCCAGGTCCTTCTTGTAAATCTGTTGTAAATGTTCTAACTTGGAAATTAACTTGCACTCTTGCAAACTCATCATTCTGAGCCCATCCAAGTGTCACGTCTCCCAACAATGACGGGTATACTTCATATGCTTTTAGTGTCATTATTTTATTTGCTGACACGTCATATGTTGCTATTTCCATTGTAGTAGCATAGTGGTCATGGTAATGTGTTTCACCAAACAATGCTGATCCACTTCTTGATCCACTTCCATCATTAAGAACAGTGCCTGGATCTATTTCAAATATATTATGTATCCATTCTTGAAAGAAGTTTAAATTTCTTCCATTTTGATCTAGCATAAAACTTGCTGATACTTCTGAAGGTAATATAGAAGCTGGTCGTCTATCAAATGGACCAATTCCTAATCTTCTATGTTCAAATGGATTGATCTGAGCTCCAGGAATATTAACACCATCACAAAAGAAAACTAGCTTCTGAACATCACCTTGAAACTTTCCTGTAGCCCAAGCTGGTGGAACTATACTAACAACATATCTATTAGGTCTTTGCAAGCTGTTGTTTTCTTGTAATGCGCCTGTAAATTTGTCAATACTAAATTCTTTAGTATGACCCTCACGCGGCTTCTCAAGACCAACTCCCTTGCCTAAATTAAATAAAGTTTTTGCTATATCTGATATTTTTGCCATTTATTTTCTTTTTCTACGCTCTGTCATAGAATCTCTATATACTTTATTTATGCCTGCTTTGCGGAACCGCGCCAAAGGCATCATCACTATAAAGTCCCAAGCCTTAGGTGGTACATAAAGATACTGACCAATAACCGCATTCATATTGTATCTTCTATACATGGGTTTAAACGACATGAGGTTACGTCTTTTCTTCATAAATTCAAAGTCAACTCTTGGAGCCATCTTAGCTCTTATGCTTGTAGCAATATCGTCACCCTGTGAACCTGGATTCATCATATACTTAAACAGTTCGTCCATTAACTCAGCTCTAAATATTGGAGGGAGATAGTGAAAGTTTAATCCTGAAAAATAGCCTTTATCTTGATATACGTTAGTAACCAATACTACTGGAAACATATCATAATAATCCGCTTTAGCTTTTGACAATGGATTACGATAGTTAAACATATATAATCTTCCGGGCAAAAGTCTTTTAGTTCTTCCAGCCCCCATCAATAATTGAGTTGGATTATTCTTTGCCTCTTCTTCGCCAAGCTCTCTCATACGCTTGACTGGATCACCCTCAAACTTTGTATACATCTCTTTCATAGATTTGAATTCAAAATCGAATTCATCAGAGGTCATTTTAACAGCTCGTTGGAAAAAATATGCTGGCATTATCCTATTACTCCTAGCTCATCTTGAGTCATAATCATAAATTTCATTCCTTTATTATTACAAAACTCTTCTGCTACCTCAAACTTTCTCTGATTAACAGCAAACTGAGCCACTTCTTTAATGTATCTTTTCGTTCTTCTTTTAGGTTTAGGTGGCGGAACTAGATGTTGCTTTGGTTTTACTTCTATAACAAGCTGCTCTCCATCATGCTTCTCTACCCAGAAATCAGGAAAATATCTATGCATTCTTCTATCAATAGGGCTTCTATATGGTATACAAAACTCTTCAGACGCCCAATTTACTATTTGAGTGTGAGAATCTAGGTATCTCATTAGCTTGAGCTCCCACAAACTTCTATAAATAATATTACTAGAATCACCTTTATATTTGTTTGGATTGTTTGGTACGAATTTTCCTGAGTAAGCCATAGAGGTATTTATAACATAGAGGACAAAATGACAAATTTCAAATCAGGTATTAAAGCAAGAGGATCAGTATTCCCTGAACAAGCTATAAAGAAAGCTAATGATGAAAACAGATCTATTGCAAATATCAGTTTCCCTGGAGACATTGGTGCACATCAATTTGTAATGAACTTTGTTAAGTATAGATTAACATCTGATAGGGCTGTAGAAGATATTCAAGAGTCAATTGCATTGCCTTTACCAGGAACAGGTATTACGGACAAAGCTGGTATAAAATATAATGAAAGTGAATTAGGATTGCTTGGAGGAGCGGCAATAGGTGGTGCTGGAGGAATTCAGAAAGCAGTAGATACTTTAAAAGAAGGCGGAGAGGTTGGAATGCCAAGCGGGCTTGCTGCAGCTAAAACATTTTTTGAAGCAGGTGGTGCAGGAGCTAGATCATTACTTAAACAAGTGGACGGATTAGGCGGAGCTGCTGATCTTGCTTTTGGTAACACAATTAACCCTCACGTTGTGCTTTTATTTCAAAACATACAGCTCAAAACATTTAACTTCACATGGAAACTATCACCAAGAAATCAAGCCGAGTCAAAAGTTCTAAAGAAACTAATTAATAGATTACAAGCTCACTCACATCCAGAGCAAAAGAGTGACGGAAACACATCTAACTTCTTTTTAAACTATCCAGATCAGGTTGACTTGTTTTACTTAGGAGTCAATGATAATCTTCATTACTTTAAAAGAGCAGCAATAACAAGTTTAGAAGTAAACTATCAAACAGAAGGAACTATATTGTTTGCTGGTACTGGTGCACCAGGTGCAGTAGAATTGACCCTTGGATTCCAAGAAACAGAAATATGGACTAAAGAAGACTACGATAGTGTAGGAGAAGAATAATGGCTATAAAAGGATATTTTTCAAACATACCATCTATTGAGTATGGTACAAAGGTAGCTACCAATTTGATAGCAAGACCAAAGGTAAAGGAATTTATATTAAACAATCCTAACGTGGTTTATGATTATGTAGTAAAGGATGGAGAAAGACCAGACCAAGTTGCAAGCTCATATTATGGTGAGTCAAATTTTGTGTGGTTAATTTTCCTAGCAAATGATATAGTAGATCCATACCATGACTGGCCATTAACTCAGTCGCAGTTAAAAGAATTACTAAACATAAAATATGGATCTAATGCAATAGCTAAAAGCACTATACTCCATTACAAACACAAAACAAAGGGAACCCTTATTACTAAAGAAACATTTGATCTAAATGCAACAATGCAAAAAATACAGAGCTCTGACTATACAGCTATAAATGCATATGATTTTGAAGATGATAAAAATGAATCTAAAAGATTAATTAAATTGATAGATACGAGACTAGCAAGTCAAGCATATGCTAAGTTAAGAGAAGCTATGATAGAGAGTGTTTAATGTCGAATCCCCAATCTAATCAATACGAATTACTCGATCTTGTAAAGATCAAGTATCCTAAAGGCGTAGTAGACATTACGAATTCGTATGACAATATATCGATAACAGAGGATATATTCAGCCCGTCCATTGCATGTACAATGGACGTATTGGATTCTGTTGATAATTTAGGCGTAATAGATTTTGATGGAACTGAAACATTTGAATTAAAGTTTAAAGGTTTAAAGGAAAGTGACAGAGAGATATATCTGACATTCAGAATATTTAAAGTAGACATTAACATTGACCCACAAAAATCAGATATCAAGTTATACAGACTACATGGAGTTACCCCAGAACATTATACTCAAGCAATAATGGATATAAATCAATCGTTTAAAATGCCTATTCATAAAGCTGTTGAAAACGTATTTGGAAAGTTAGGAAGCAAAAGAAAGTTAGACGTTCATGAATCATCTGGAACATACACATACATTGTTCCTGGTATGACTCCTTTTGAAACATTTGATTTCCTAAGAAGAAGAGCATATGATTCTAAGTATAGAGCTTCATTGTTTGTTTTTTATGAAGATGTAGACGGATATAAGTTTAAGAACCTAGAAAGAATTATTTTTGAAGAAAGAGACAATGCACTTGATTTTAGGTATCAGCCAGTAGCAAATATACAGACTGGTGATGATGATCCAAATAAAAACATTGAATTCTTAGAACTATCATCAAACAAAGACGTTCTTCAAAAAATAAAATCAGGTGCATATGCAAATGCTGTTAAGGAAGTAGATCTTTTTAACCAAAGAGTAAACACTTCGGAGGTAAGAATAAAAGAAGACTTTGCAACTTTTACACACCTTGATAAGCCATCAATGTCATTAGATTCTAAAGCAATCATAGATGAAAGTCTTAATGTAATAAACAGCACTCAGTGGATAAACAAAGTACAAAATGAAAAAGATGACAAAAGAGCTCAATTAATTCCTAGAAGAAAGTTTTACTTTGATTGCCTATCTCAAGTAGAGACTAAAGCAGTTATACCTGGCAATTCAAATATGAGTGTAGGTAGAGTTATAAATCTTGACATGTTAGAATTAGCAGGTAAAACAGATAATAAGCAACAAGAGCCAAAGGTATCAGGTAAGTATCTTGTAACACAGGTAAAACATTTATTGGGCAAAGGTAGTTATAGAACAAACTTGATTCTTAATAAAGAAAGCTATAATGCTAATGTAGAAGACTTAAATAAAAACATAGTGGTGAACAAATAATGCAAACAGGTGAATCATCATTCTCAAACTTCCGTAACTTCATTGGAGTTGTTGAAGATAGGAATGATCCAGAACAAACAGGAAGACTCAAAGTAAGAGTATACTCAATACATAGTGATGATACGTCAGTATTGCCTACTGATGACTTGCCATGGGCAATGGTTGTTCAACCAATAACGTCTGCTGGTATGAGTGGTATAGGAAGATCACCAACAGGAATAGTAGAAGGATCATGGGTATATGGTGTCTTTTTAGATGAAGGAGAGTTTCAACAGCCATTAGTTATTGGAACTATTGCAGGTAAACCATCTCAACTACCATCTGGATATGGATTTTCTGACCATATAAATGAAGTATATCCACTAGATGACAGCTCTATATCCAATCTTAATGAGTCATCAGTATCAAGATTATCACGAAACAATGCCGAATCACACGTTAATTTATTATCAAAAAGAAACAATAAGGAAACATTAGGAACAATAGAATCTGCAAAAGCATCAAAAGTTGAAAGTGTTCTAGCTGATAAAGATGATGCATACTATAAAAGGACAACATGGAAAGAACCTCATCCAAGGTTTGGAGGACAAGGTAGCGACTTTCCAGTTGGAGTACCCAAGTCATCTTATCCATTAAACCATTCGTGGTTCACTGAAGCGGGTCATGTATTTGAAGTTGATGATACACCTAAGGCAGAAAGAATACACATCTTCCACACATCTGGAACATTCCAAGAAATTCAACCTAAAGGCGATAGAATGACAAAGGTCGTTGGAACTGATTACGAAGCTGTGTTTGGAGATAAAGATATATTTGTTAAAGGAAGCGTGAACATTACAATTAATGGTGATGCAAGAACACTTATAAAAGGAAACAAGATAGAAGAGATAGATGGAGACTACATGCTAACTGTAAGAGGAGATGTAGTACAAAAGATTGCTGGCAACGAAGCAAAAGAAATTAACAGTGATCAATCAATACAAATCAATGGAAACAAAAGTGAAAGAGTTTCAAAAAATGTAACACTAACGACTGTTGGAAATTTTGTAGATAGTATTAAAGGTCTGTTTACTAAAACTGTTACAGGAGAAGAATCAAGAACTAACCTAAGCAAGGCAACTCATATCTTACCCGACAACTATACTTTGCTTGGCGCTAACAATTTAAACATTGCTGCAGGTGGCGATCTCAATATTGCTGCACAAGGTAAAATGAAACTTAAGTCAGTAGGCGAACAGACTGTAGAGACTGATGCAGCACAAATTATAAATGTTGGTAGTACACAATCAATTACGGCAGCTGCTCATTCAACATTTAACAACAACTTAACAATAACAGGTACAACACATTCAGTTGGTGATGTTTCTACTGATGCAGGTAATGCTCCAACATTAGCAACACACAAACACAAACAAACAGGTGGAACGGCACCTGATGGTGATGGACCAAATAATAAACAAACGTCAGTAGCGGATGAAGCATAATGAGTAAAGATTGCGGACCATCAAAAGCATCATTAGATTTAGATTCACAAATCAGTGGAGCAATGGATACTGTAGCAGATAGCTTTATAGGTGATGCTGCTGGAGGCATTGCAGATGGAATAGCTGGATTAAAAGATAGCTTGACGGGATTGACTGATGGAATAGCAGATAAAGTTAACTTAGCAGTTCCAGAAATAGAACTTCCAAAAGCTAACCTACAAGCTCAGATGACCAAGATGATGAGTAGCGTTAATGATCCTGGAGCATTCTTATCTGAGCTAGAAAGTATGAAGAAGAACTTTGGTGATACTATTGATGTTGACAAAATGCTTGAAGGCGTTGGAGTGGATCCAAGTGCGGTAGCAGGACTAGCTTCTTCATTTTCAAATTTAAAAGACCAAGCCAGCAGCTTATCACTTTCAGGTAGTTCAAATATAAGTGGAGGACTAGCTGCATTAGCAACAGGAGACTTAAGTGGCGTAAAGGATCTTTTAGGAGATTTGCCGTCAGTAACTCTACCAGGAACAGATCCATCAGCAGTATTAGATAAGATATGTACAGGTGTTCCAAATTTAGATTTAGACAAAGACGGCAACACTATAAAGAAAGGTGTCCCAACAAAAGCACCTGCTGCAGACAGTGAGCCAATAGAAGAACCTGTAAAGGCTAATAATGCACCACCACCAAAAAAAGAACCAGCACCAGCAGACAAACTAGAGAATGCTGAAAACGTAGTTCTTAATCCAGACACTGAAGAAGCACAGAAAATTGAAAAAGAGTACACTGAAGACATACAAGCAGTTAGACCCTTGCTAGCAATAATTTTAGAAAGACAAGCAACGTTTTATGAAAACAGACAGAAGATAAGAGACTTGACCGGAGTCTTTAGAACGAGCAAAAAGAACAAAGAAAAACAAAGAGAGCTCTATTTGGAAAACATAAGAAACCACAGAAGAAATAAAAAAGATATTTTGTATAATGAGCTTAGAATGAAAAACTGGCAGTATATAAGAGACGACAAATTATATAAAGCAGACTTGATTAAAAAGAAACCTATTAAGCCAGTAATTAGTTGGGAAGAGATACATGAAAGAACATACTTTAGTAATTATCCAAAAACAATTGATCTAATTATACAGATTCCTAATCTAGTAATAAAGGGTGAAAGACCTGATCGTGTTATATTTAGCAGCAGTAAGATAAAAGGTAGTTGAGGGGTAGATAAATAAAGTTATGGCTATATTTACAGATTTTAATAACAGTTTTGCAATACATCCGCCAACGGGAGACTTGTCACTCAAGAATGATGCTGACTCAGTAAAACAATCAATAAAAAATTTAGTACTTACTGACAAAGGTGAAAGGTTATTTCAACCCAATATAGGATGTAAAATAAGATCATTACTTTTTGAAAATTTTACTCCTCAATCAAAAACAGTAGCCAAACAAACAATAGAACAAACAATAGAACAATACGAGCCAAGAGCTCAGCTAATTAACATTGATATATCATCGTCGCCAGATAATAACTATATGTACGTTAGTGTTATGTTCAACTTAATAAATAGTCCCACAGCACAGACTTTGGAACTAGAACTAGAGAGAGTAAGATAATGGCAAATAGCAGCTTATCAGTAGCAAATATAGATTTTTCAGATATTAAGAGCAACCTTAAAGGGTATCTTAGATCTCAGGAAGTGTTTAAAGACTTTGATTTTGAGGGATCTAACCTCAATGTGATGTTAGATGTACTTTCATATAACACATATATGCAGAACTTTTATTTAAACATGGTTGCTGCAGAAGGATTTATTGATAGCGCTCAACTAAGAGATAGCGTAGTATCACATGCAAAAACGTTAAATTACTTACCAGGGTCATATACATCATCAAAAGCTGTGATTGATATAGACATATCACCGACTGGAACTCCACCAAATATCACACTACCAAAGCATTCAAGGTTTTCTACTCAAGTAGAATCAAACACATATACGTTTACAACTAATGAAAGAATAACAATTTCATCTGATGCAGGCGGTTTATACACTGCATCCAATGTAGAGATATTTGAAGGGGACATAGTCACAGAATATTTTACCGTAGCTACAAGCAACACAGATCAAAAATTTATTCTTTCCAATAAAGAAATAGATGTAGATAGCTTATCTGTAAGAATATTAACATCTAGTACTGATACAACTAATGCTGAATATGTACAATCAATATCTTCAATTGGACTTGATGGCTCATCAAATGTATATTTCGTAGTACCATCTACAGGGCAGAGATATGAACTACAGTTTGGTGATAATGTAATTGGAAGAACTCCGATTAACGGTAATGTAATTGAAGCTATCTATAGAAAGTCAACAGGAATAGAACCAAACGGAGCTAATACATTTACTTTAGTTGATGAGGATGCAGCATTATCCAACAACACAATATCATTAGTATCTTCTGCAAAAGGTGGAAGTGAGGGAGAATCAATAGATCAAATAAAGGTCAATGCTCCAAGATCCATATCAATACAAGATAGGACAGTTACAGTCAGTGATTATAAAACACTTCTTTTACAAAACTTTAATGATATAGAAACAATCAATGTGTATGGTGGCGAAGAAACAACACCTCCAGAATTTGGAAAAGTGATAGTATCTGTAGATTTAAAAAATGCTGATGGTATTCCAGACAGTCGTAAAAAAGATATTGAAGACTTCTTAAGATTAAGATCTCCACTATCTACTGTACCTAAAGTGGTAGATCCAGAGTTTTTATTTGTTGACATTTCAACTAATATAAGGTACAATCCCAATATAACTGCGAAGTCTGACCTAGACATTAAGTCAGATGTAATTACAACAATAACTAATTTTGCATCAAATAACATTAATAAATTTAACAGCAGCTTGAGAAAATCTAAATTAACTAGAGACATTGATGATGCAGATGCAGCAATTTTAAATAATGAAACAACTATTGAGCTGGAAAAAATTATAGTGCCTACATTGGATAGTGCAAATAGCTTTGTATTGAACTTTAACAATCCCATAGTTCAAGAAATTCCTCAGGCAGATTCAACATATATTGATGGATCATCACCAGTCAAGTCTACACCATTCACATATAAAACAATCACTAACTGTTCATTAAGAGACAATGGTGTTGGTGTAATGCAGATAGTAAAACAAGCAAGTGGTGAAATTCAAATAGTGGAACCTAAGATAGGTACTGTAGATTATGCATTGGGTGTAGTAAACATAACAGGATTAACAGTCTCTTCTTATTCAGGAGCAGGTATAACTGTTACTGCAAATCCTGACACTCAAACAATCAGATCAGATAAGAATATAATTCTAAGCTATAATAATACTCCACGAATAAACATTATACAAGAGAGAGTATAATGCGTGAGATTGAAGACAATATTTCATTATTTGTCAAGGAACAATTCCCAGCTTTCTATTCAGAAGAAGGACAGATATTCCAAGAATTTATTAGGGCATACTATGAATACCTTCAACAAGATAATAATACTTTAGACGTTTCTAGAAATCTATTACAATATAATGACATAGATTCAACAACAGGACAGTTTTTAGAACATTTCAAGGCTACATATCTTAGCCAATTGCCTGGACTAGTAAAAGCAGATGATAGACTTACTATTAAAAACATCATGGACTTTTATAGAGCAAAAGGTACACCCAGAGCAGTACAGCTTTTATTCAGACTGTTATTTGATGAAAGTGCAGAAATAAAATATCCAAGTGATGATGTCTTAAAGCCATCAGCTTCTGATTTTAAATTACCTAGATACATTGAAACATATGCAAGCGATCTTAACAAACTTATAGAGTTAGAAGGATTAGAGGTCGTAGGTGCTTCAAGTGGAGCAAAAGCATTCGTTGAAAGTATATCTACAAAGCTACTCAACAAAGTAAAAGTACACGTACTAACACTATCAAATCTGAGAGGCAACTTTATTAGAGGTGAAATAGTAGCAAAATCCTCTGATGGTATTCAAGATGATATGCCGGTTGTTACTGGATCATTATCCGATATTGAAATAACATTGGGTGGTAGTGATAATAAAATAGGTGATACATTTGACATTTTAGCATCATCAGGAAAGCAAGGTAGAGCTAGAGTAACATCAATATCAGCTGCTACAGGACTTGTAGATTTTCAATTAGCAAATGGAGGATTTGGATTCTCCAAAGATTCTAACGTAACATTTACTGATGTTAATGATCAGAACCTTCAAGTTAACAATGTTATTAATGCTGCACAGACATATAGTAATACCTTTACAGGAAACACACATGCCAATGGAGACGTAAATGTAGCTGCTCCATTTGATAGCATTATCTATAGAATTGAAGATGCAGAGTTTTTTAGATTTGAAACAGTAGAACAAAAAGTAGAGAAGATATCTATACTAAGTGCTACAGACTTTAATAATGACTTATCTGCTTATAATGCAGCTAACGATACTAACCACTGGACATATGCAACGGCTTCTGTAGATGAAGCAAAGACTCCTATAGTAAGAGGTAAGGATTCAGATGGCAATATTATAGCTAATGGATATCTAATAGGCAGTTCTACAGGAACAGGGACCAATGAGCTTACAGTAGCACTAACTTCTGGTTCATTTGGTAACCAAGCAACAGCTACAATTAACTTAGCGTCCAATACTCATGGATTTGTAGTAAATGAGGGTATTGATGAAGAAAACGCTATAAGCCTAACAATACAAAATACAAGTGGATCATTTTCTGTAGGAGATGTGGTTCAAGGTGACGAAAGTGGAGCTAATGGTATTGTGGTGTCAGTTAATGCTACAACTATGGTTCTAAATGGATCATTTGGTAAATGGTCATCTAACGATAATGTACAGGACGTTACTTCTGGATTAGCAAATACTGCTAACGTCACAAATATTGATATTACAACAGCCGGTGCAAATGGTATAGTGTCTCAATCTAACGTAACTCACGTGGTAATAAATGAAGTTATTGGACAATGGAATGATGATAAAAAGATAAAAGGTAGACGAACTAATGCTATAGCTATCACAAATACTGTATCAATAACTGGTGTATCTGATGTGATGTTTATGGCAAACGCAGATTCAAATGGAATAGCAGATGTGTTTTCTAACGTATCTGTGACAGCACAAGTAATTGGATCAAACAGTGAAAACGTAGGTTTTAAAACTACAAGATATTCAAATGGCAGTTTAGCTAGTTTTCACAACTCAGCTGCTGCATTTATAAAAGGAAGAGACTCAAACACTTACGCAAACATTGTAGCTGTAGGATCAGGTCAAGGTGCAAACTTTAATATAGGAACATTAGAGAATGAGGATCCAATAACAATCTATACAGATTTTATAGGTGAAAATAATGTAGCCAATTGTGCATATCTAGATTGTCTTATTGATGGAGGAAACAGCGGAATAGGATTCGTAGACAGCTGTAATGTTGTTTCTGGAGGTTTAGGATATCAACAAGGTGCTGAAATAATATTTAGCAATGGTGGCGAAGGTGGTGGACCGCCAACAGTGAATGCTGTAGCAACCATAAGTGTTGACTCCAATGGCACGATACTCAGCACAACTGTCACAAATCAAGGAGCAGGATTCTTTACTGAATCGACTGCAACATTGCCGGCAACATCAGGAGACGTAGCAACCGTGACTGGTAATTTTGATTTTGGTTATGGATTTCCAAAAGACCAGGACGGAGACTATACAACTATTTTAGACAAAGTGCTAACAAGAATCAGTGGAAACGTTGGTACCATATCATCATTTTCTCAAATCAACCCTGGAAACAATTATAACTTTGATCCATTTGTGTCAGTGTATACTCCAGGTATTGCAAAATATAATAGAAGAGACATTGTAGTAAACCTATCTGATATGAATACAACGGCTGCAGGTGAACTCAGAGATTTTGTTATTGGTGAAACAATCAATCAGACAGTCACATTCCAATCGCAAGTTCTAACTGTTAGTGGTGGATTTACTTTATCATTCAACAACAGTGCTGCAGATGCTACAGCAAACAATTCACAAATAGAGGATCTGATAGGGGGATCTGTAATACAATCTGTAAATGCCAGTACCGATATACTAGGTGAAATGGTATCAGGAAACTCTACATCATTGACAGTAACAAATTTAAGGAAAAGAATAGAGGACGGAAACAACAACTTTACGTTTGATGTTTCTAATCCAACTCCATTTACACAGAACTCAATTATCTTTGGAGATCCAAGTCAAGGAGATGCTAATATAGCATCGATAGCAGCGACTGTAGACGGTCTAGGAACTGTTTCCCAATCATCTGTAGCAAAAGGACAGGTTTACAAATTCAACACCAATATAGACGGCACAGGTGATGTAGGTATTAGAAGATTATCATTTAGCGTAGGTTTCAATGATAGTGGTACATTGCAAGGATTGTCATCAGGTGCAGGTGGTACAATAGACTCATTATACGAAGATGTTGCGACAAGACCTATCGGAGATAATGCAAATATAATCGCAGATGCAAGAGCAGCCAATGGTATTGTTACTGGTGTAGAGGTCATAGATAGTGGCTTTGGATATCAACACAATGCCAATTTAACATTACAATCTACCAATTCTCAGAATCAAATAGTCGTCAGTGGCGTAGCTAATGTTGCGACTACAGGTGTAGGACCTGGATATTGGTCTTCTAAAGAAGCATTTTTGAATACTAAATACATACATGATAACGATTTTTATCAATCACATTCATATGTAATTGAGTCTGGGTTGTCTTTAAATAAATATAGAGACATACTTTTACAGTCAACTCACATTGCAGGAACGAGGTTGTTTGGTAGAGTAATAAAAGAAAGCATTGCAAACGTAAGTGTCACATTCTCTAATACACAAGTACAGAGAATATACAGTAGCAATGGAGACATAATAGAAACGGTAAACACGTAATGGGAAAATTAGTAACAACAAATTTTAATTCACACAATGCAAAGCAATTTGTAGAGTCACTTGATGAGACTGCAAACAGTTTATATTATGTATTCATAGGAAAGCATGATCCGTTTACTGAAACAGGATTTAATGATAACACTCCTCCGACTCAAAACAATTCGCCAGAAAATGCTTTTTATCAACCATACAGGGACATGATATATGGTAAGCAGGTAACTACATCTGACATAAAACATATGATTGCAAACAATGAATGGTCAGCCAATACTGTGTATGCTCAGTATGATCATAGAGATGGCAATCTTAAAGATAAAAATTTCTTTGTGCATGTACAAGAAGCTAATAATGATTATAGTGTGTTTAAATGTTTAGGAAACAATAAGGGTACCCCATCAACTGACAAACCAACAGCGTCAGAGACATCAGCTAACGACGATATCTACATCACCACGACTGATCGATATCAATGGAAACTTATGTATGAGATACCTTTATCAACATACAACAAATTTGTTACATCTAAGAAAATACCACTTATAGAGGATTCCGTTATTACCTCTAATGCTGTATCAGGAGCTATAGACTTTGTAACAGTTAACAGTGGAGGCAGTAGATATAATAGTGTTGCAAATGGTGTTATAAAAGTTACTAACGTTGGTGGAAACTCTAGAATGATTGAGATAGAATCATTAGTGAGTGCTAACGTAACATACTCTCAAACGAACACTTTTGTAAGTGGTACATTTGGTATTGAAAGAGTTGATCTATTAGGAAAACATTCTAACGGAGATCTATTTGATAGCAACAATGCTCCCAACTTAATTAATAACATTGCTAATGCTGTAACAATTGAAGCAAACACATCACAGCTAAGAGTCGTAGACATTGCTGGAAACTTCTTTGGAAACACTGACGTCGTAGTAGTGAGAGGACAAACTACTAATGCTACTTCATTAATAACAGACTTAGTATCAGACACCTCTACTCTATCAGCTAATACAGATTTCTATAAAGGATCAACGTTTTACATTACCGCTGGATCAGGAGCAGGCGCTGCTGCATCAATAAGCGAATATATTGTCACAGGATCTGCAAGAAGAGTTTTACTTGCAAATGATCAAGGTTTTGCAAATACAACTGGCATGATTGTTGATACTACTTCAAGATTTGAAATAACACCATCAGTTACAATATCAGGTGATGGTTCAGGTGCTGAAGGTAGAGCAATTGTAAACACATCTATTGGAGCAATTGACACAATTGAAATTACAAAAAGAGGTCAAGGATACACTTTTGCTGATGCTACAATTATAGGAAACACTGGAATAGTAAGCAGCCTGCAAGCTAACAACGCAAACGTGACAGTCATTATTGGACCTAAAGGTGGCCATGGATCCGATCCAATTAATGAACTATACTCAGACACAGTAGGAATATCCGTAGACTTTGCAAACAGCGAAGGTGGAAACATTCCAGCTAACAATGACTTTAGACAGATAGGTATAGTAAAAGATCCTTTGTTTAGTAATTGTACAATAACTTTAGCTAACACATTAACCACAGATGGAGGAACTACTGGTGGCCAATCGTTCCAGGACGAAGAAGTGGTCATTCAAACTACAACTGGTGCGTTTGGTGTAGTCTCAACAAGAGCTACAGGTTCAATTAATTTATCTAATGTGTATGGTCAATTTGTAACATCTGCAGCAGGAAACACTACACATAGAATTGTTGGCCAGACTTCAAACACATCATCTACAATATCTGACTTTCAAACAAATGAGAGAAGCACGTCAAACTTTTCTACATTTGATCAAAGATTTAGATTGACTGGATTTGCTCAAACTACTACAGATGCAGCATTTTCAATAGATGAACCGGTTATTCAGGCAAGTACTAATGCGACAGGTATAGTACATAGCATAAATACTGGAGCAGGAGCAGCTGTGCTTACTATTACAAACAAAAAAGGTAATTGGTTAGCATCAGATGCTGTTAGTGGTACAGACTATACATTTGACGGAAGTTTAAGTGGAGGTGCAGGAACTTTTCAAGATACTGCTGGACCGGATATAGTACCAAACACTGGGGAGATTGTTTACTTAGAAAACGTTTCTCCAATAACAAGATCAGATGATCAAACAGAACGAATTAAACTAATGATTGAGTTTTAGAGGAACAAATGGGAATAGAAACAGACTTAAATGTAAATCCGTATTACGACGACTTTGATGAGACAAAAGATTATCATAGAGTGTTGTTTAAGCCAGCAGTGCCTCTGCAAGCTAGGGAACTGACTCAGTTACAAACTATACTTCAAAATCAGATTGAGAAGTTTGGACAGTTTAATTTAAAAGAAGGATCAATAGTAAAAGGATGTGGCTTTACATATACTAATGATATCAAGTATGCAAAGATACTAGACAAAACTTCTTCAGGCACAGACATAAACATTAACTTGTTTGGTGAAGGTGATTTCATAAGAGATAATTCAAACCTAGTATCAAGAATTGTTTCTACATCAGGTGGTTTAGAATCTCAAAACCCAGATCTAAACACATTATTCTTTAATTACATCAACACTGGAAATACAGCTAATAAAAAAGCATATGCACCAGCAGACGAAGTAGAAATATATCCTGCAAGCACTGGCATAACTAATGTAGTGTTCACAGGTATTCCTAACGATGTTTTTGTAACCAATACTGATTCTATATCAGTAACATCAAATTTAAAAGGGTCAGGTTTATCTGGTCATGTAGTTACTACAGACGGAACCAACCAATACTTATCAGCAAACATCACTGCCAATGGCACAGGATTCAGCGTTGATGATTTACCCTCAGCTACAATCGTAGCATCTAATGGTGGAGTGTTTACACAAGGCAACTCAACATCAAACACCATATATGATTTTGCTAATGCAATATCTAATGGACAGATAACAGTAGAAGTAACGCTTAATAAAAGCGGCAATGTTACAATAGCCAATACAGAGTTTCAAAATTCTAATGCAGAGTTTAACGTATTAGGAAGTGCCTTCCAGATGAAAGTACAAGATGGCGTCATTTTCCAAAAAGGTACCTTCCAACGTTTTGCAGAACAAAGTATTATTGTATCTAAGTATTCTAGCAGACCTAATGAAGTGTCTGTAGGTGTAACAACTCAAGAGTCATTTGTTAACAGTAGTATCGATACATCTTTACTTGACAACGCTTCTGGCTTTGCTAATGAAAATGCACCTGGTGCAGATAGATTAAAATTACAGCCAACACTGGTAGTAAACACTACTGCAGATGCTGTAACATCAAACAACTTCTTAAGACTAGTTGAGTTCCAATTTGGTTTACCAGTTAAGTTAAATACCAAAGCTCAGCTTTCTGGTCTAGGAGAAGTTATCGAACAAAGACTTTATGAGACAAGTGGAGACTATGTTATTGAACCGCTTGCTATTGGTACAGAAACAATAAGAGGTAACACTACTCACTTTTCAGTAGCTGTAGGTGCTGGTATAGGATATAATAAAGGTCAGCGTTTTGAGTTAATTAATACAAATAGAATCTCTCATCAAAAAGCTACAAAATCATTAAGCATACCAAATCAAGAAATTTCTATAAACTATGGCAACTATGTTGAAGTAGATGAGTATGCTGGACAGTTTGGAATAAAAACAAACGATAGAGTTCTTTTAATGGGTGCTGCATTTAACTCTGTAAGCGCAGCAAACGGATCAACTTACGATATATCATCAAACACTATTGCTGGATTTAATGATACAAATAAAACATTAACATATGCAGGTACGTCAGGCAATGTAGTGGGTTCTGCAAGAGTTAGAGCAATGGAAACATTGTCATCTGATACTTCTAAGAGCACTTCTAAATTTAATCTATACATTTACGATATACAAATGGAGCCAGGTAAATCATTTGTTAAGAATGCAAAGAGCTTATTCCATTATAGTGGCACAGAATATACAGGTACAAATTCACAAACAAATTTAACTCATAGAGGAATAGCTGACTTAGTTCTCAATTCTAGCGGTGAAGCTAAAATATTAGATCAACAAGCTCAAGACAGAGATATGGTATTCTCTGTTGGTCAGGTAGGAATTAAATCAATATCTAACAATGCAAGTTTTACTTTTGAAGATAGCACTGATGGTTCATTTGATGGTACTGGATCTGCAACATTTGAAAAAGACGGTACACAAAATTGGAACTTTGGAACAGCTGACACAACTTTAACAGAAGCCCAAGAAAATGATCTTTTATTAATTTCAAACACTACAATCGTTTCAACAACAGAAAATGATCCAAACACAATAACTGATGGAACAACAAAGATTACATCTGTAGATGTATCAGATATTTTTGAAGGCGATTACATTAGAGTAGCTAACTCATCAGCTAACGCTGGAATATTCCAAGTTGTTCAAAAAGGCGGTACTAATTTAATCGTCGACAGAAATGTTCCTGCTAGTTCTAATCAATCAATTAGTATAGCATATCCTAAAGGAAGAGCAATACCACTTAAAAATAGATCAACAGCTTCAGCAGCTTTATCAGGATCAGGACAAACATTAACTGTAAATCTTGGAAGAAATTTTGGTTCTAGCTGGACTGCTGACTTAATACATAAAACAAAAGAAACTAGTTCACCTGGTATAACAAAACAATATAAGACTTCAGAGACAGTAATATATCCAGCAAACAATGAAGCTAACACAGTCGGTCCATGGTCTCTAGGTATACCAGATGGCCATGAATTAGTATCAGTTTATGCTTCAGATAATACTATTGTTCAAGGAAGCAATGCCATAGCCAATGCAATAGCTAATGGAACAATGTCTGATAAGACACGAGAATTTGATTTGCTTAATGGCCAAAAAGGTTCTAAGTATGGATTATCTAAATTAAAATTAACTCCTGGTAGTACGTATACTATAAATTCAAGTGGAACTATAGCTGCTACATTTAGACATTTTGTAAACGATTCAGTCGGCGGATATGCATCATTTAGATCATATGCTGCTTTAATTGATGACACTCAAACATTATCTACTAAAATACAAACACAAGACATCCCAGTTTTAAAATCTGATATATCTGGTATTGATTATTCTTTAAGAGACTGCATTGATTTTAGACCATATGTTTCAGCTACAGGTACTGTAGAGGGTACTTTCTTAGATGCGGATGCATCTGTAAACCCATCTTCAGTAGAACAAATTTCTGGTAATACAATAACATCTTCTCCTAATAGATTGTGGAGCAGTAGTATTGAATACTACCTACCAAGAAGAGATTCATTAATTATACAGGATGGAAACCTTTCAATAGTATATGGACAGTCTAGCGTTAACCCAGAGCTTCCAACTATTCCATCAGACTCTATGCAACTCGGAACCTTAAATGTTCCAGTATATCCATCTCTAGATTCAGTAATGGCTTCTATTTCTAGAAGACCTGACTTGGCTGTAAAGATATCTTCATCACAGTTAAAAAGATATACAATGAGCGATATAAAAACTATCGATCAAAGAGTTGATAATTTAGAATACTACAGTTCATTAAACCTTTTAGAAAAAAGAACATCAAAAGAAGTAATGCCACAGAGATCAGATCCATTATCTGATAGGTTTAAAAACGGATTCATGGTAGATAATTTTGTAAAACCTACAACAGGTAATCCATTAAACACTGAATATAAAGCAGGTTTTGATACTGCAAGAGCTTTACTTACACCTAGATTTGAAAAGTATAATATAGATTTAGTACTATCTAGTGGCGGCCGTGCAAGACAAATAGGTGATTCAGTCATGACGGATCACAAGGTAAGAAGAATTATTCAACAACCAAATGCTACACAAAGTAGAAAATGTACATCAGCATTCTGGCAATACAATGGTACAGTTCAATTATATCCAGACTATCTTAATCATGTAGATGAGACACAGAGCCCTGAGGTTCAAATTGATATTGACGTTGCAACGGGCACTCTATCATTATTAGATGAACTGAGTAAAATGCTTCCATTACAGACTACAGAAACAGAAATAATTTCTGAGGATAAAACCAAAACATTACTTGACTCTGTTGTAAATCCAGGTGGATTAACAGCTACAGAAACATATGAAATTGTTACTACAACAGAGATTGAAGAGACCAACAAAGGACTCACAGGCGATGTATCTACAACTAGAAAAAGAGTTGGTGAGTTTGTTACTGATATATCATTCCAGCCATACATACCTGGTATAGATATTAGATTTATTGCTACAGGATTGAGACCAGGATTAAGACATTACGTATACTTTGATAACGTAGATGTAAATGCAAAGGTTGCACCTGGCAAAATTGCAACTCATATACAACCTAATTTAGACCCTCTTCAAATTGCATCTGCTCAAAACATTAAAGCATTAATTAGAAGAAAGAATTCATTTGGTTCTGCATTAACAGCAAACACTACAGGAGGATTGTCTGGTATCTTTAGAATACCTGCAGCTACATTCTTTGCAGGTGAAAGAAAATTTGCAATTACTGATGTATCGAACCTATCTCAAATGGGCGATACTGTATCAGCAGCTTCTACTAAATTCAATTGCTTTAACTTTGGATTAAGCAAGACCGTTGTTACTCAAACTACGAGACAACCAATACTATCATCAACAGAGACATCAAATATCTATCAAGCAATAAGCAACACTATTGTTGAAGAGGTAGTTACATTACCAGTCGACGATGATGGAGGCGGTCAAGCAAATGATGATCCTATTGTAATACCACCTGATGAGGATGGTGGAATTAGAGAAATATGCGAACAGTTCCATAGAGAGGATCTTACTATCTTTGAGGAGAACCTTAGAGGAGGAAGAGGGTTTAAGAAAGTTATCCCTATAAGAGTACATGATTGTGAGATATGTACAGATTCAGTTGTACAGGATTTAAGAAACTGGGACATGAATTCTCATAATAGAGATATGAGTAGGGCTCCTAGAGAAGGAGCACATTATAGATGCGCACAATATATTGATCCATTAGCACAAACATTTAAGCTTCAAGAATCAATGTTTGCTGGTGCACCTTACGGTTATATAAAATCTGTTGATGTTGCATTTGCTAAAAAACATTCAACTCTAGGATGTACAGTTGAGATCAGAGAGGTAGTCAATGGAGTACCGGGTTCAAACATACTACCATTTGGTCAGACAATGCTAAAATCAAATCAGATAGTTACATCAACGGACGGAGCAGCACTTACAAGAATAAACTTTAAAGCACCCGTAGGTGTAGAAACTAATAAAGAGTATTGCTTTGTAATAA